CAAGAGCCTGGGTCATCTGGCAAGGCTCTTATTGACCAATATGCCCGATATGTGCTTTCTGGGTATGATTTTGTTGGGATTAGGTCAACTGGTGACAAGGTGACTAGAGCTCGCCCGTTCGCCGCGGCGGCAGCAAATGGCAATATCAGGGTCCTACGAGCCCCTTGGTTAACCGACTGGCTGGACGAACTTTCCACCTTCCCAGAAGCAGCAGATCACGACGACCAAGTTGACTCAGTTACTGGTGCCTTTGGATATCTTACGGGTTTGGGGTTGCCACAACGCAAAAGAGCCAGTATTGTCGTTTAGGTAAGTTCTACTAGCACCTAAATATTGTGAGGGACATGGATACCACGCCTACTATTGCCAACCTCCTTTTTGACGACTTCGCCGAAAAACTCAATGACCTAGAGGGTCGATTGAATGATTATCTAGCAGGATCGCCGCCACAAGAGGAAGCCTGTGAAGTGCTTGCTGCCTTCAACAGAAACAAAGCAAGCCTCAAATTCGTCTATGACTCTTTTGCTCTACGAGTCGGGTCAGCAATGAAGGACGACAAAGTTCTTCTAGCTACTGGTGGCGAAGTTGAGAAAAACTTTTCCAAGAAACGAAGCAAGTGGCAACACAAAGACTTGGCCAGCGCCGTGGCGCAAAAACTGCACAGAATGTCCATTGACATGGATACTGGCGAAGTAAGGGTTGACCCTGAGCAGTTGGCGAAAGACATGATTAACTACGTCCAGCCCTCGTATTGGAAAGTCACACAACTAGAAAAATTGGGCATAAACGTTGATAATTACTGCGAATCCGGCGATTCGCGCATGAGTGTAATAGTAAGACAACCATATGGAGGAACATACGATGAGTGAATCAATTCAACCAGAAAAGAAAGAGCGCAAGGACGTTTACGGTCCACTTTCTGAGGCTTTCCCACAGGAAATGGAAAGGACACTCAACAAGGGTGGAACCAACCTTACCTATATTCCAGTGAGCGAAGTCATCAATCGCATGAACAAAGTTCTTGGTGTTGAAAACTGGTCGTTCTCAATTAAGGGCTACACCGAAATCGGCGATTCAATCGTTGCTCACGTAACTGTTATTGCCACGATTGATGGAAAAGAAGTTAGCCGAGATGGTGTCGGTGGACAAAAGATCAAACGGATCAAAACAACTGGTCTTGCTGTTGATTACGGCGACGAGGTCAAGGGCGCTGTTTCTGATGCACTCAAGAAAGCAGTACAAACACTTGGTGTTGGTCTCTATCTTGCACGAAGCGACGAGGCCATCGAAATTGAAATGGCAATGGACGCACCAGTGGATGAATCTACTCAAGTTTGGGAAAGTTTCGTGAGTGTCAGCAAAGGTCTTGATGAGTCAAAGCGTTCTCAGCTCAACGAATTTTGGGCAAGCATTTCTAGCAATGCTCCAAAACCAAGGCGGGCGAATGATGCGACACTCAACCAACTTCAAGATTTACTTACAGAAGCAACGCGACTTAGCTTCCAGAAGTAGTAAGGTTGTTTGGTGAGCACCGAACAACAAGATCAACTCAAGATGCCGAATTACCTTTCGGCTTCATCTATATCCACTTGGGAGCAATGTCCCTTACGGTATAAATACAGCAGAATTGATCTAATCCCCGAGCCATCAACGGAAAGCCAGATTATGGGCAATTTCGTTCACGAGATACTAGAGGAACTTTACAAACTTCCGAACGAACAAAGAACCATCGCAAATGCCCAACAGATGTCACGGGTGGTCTGGGTTCGTGGGTGGCCTGAGCGACTAGATGCTATTGGTCTCACCGAAAAACAGATGCGAGAATTCAGGTGGAAGTCTTGGTGGTGTGTGGAAAATCTTTGGGCAATTGAAAACCCAAATGACATATCACCAATCGGTTTGGAAGCAGAGTATTTCGTTGAGGTCGCACCCGGTGTCACCATCAAGGGTTTTGTGGATCGAATTAGCGAAGTTGAAGATGGTGCAAAAATAAGCGACTACAAAACTGGAAAGTTCCCACGACCTGCCTACATGGAACAGAAGTGGTTCCAGTTGCTTTTGTACAAAATCATTGTTGAAAAGACAATCAACAAACCTGTGAAAGAAGTACAACTCATATACCTAAAAGACGGAAAAAGTATTTCTAGAAAAACCAAGGATGGTGACGATGAGGCGACTCTCTCAAAGGTCGTAAGTGTCCATGGCGAAATACAGCAAGCCCTCAAAACAGGTGATTTCCCCACAAAGGTTTCAAAGTTGTGCGACTGGTGTTATTACAAAAAAACATGTCCAGCATGGAGCGCTCGAAGGAGTTGATGTAAAACCTATGGACGATCAGACATTTGCCAAAATCGTCGCTGAAGAGGTAAAGAATAAACTTTCACCAAATCAACGAAAGATACTGTTGGCCAAGGAAAACTGGGAACGGTGGAGGCAGAACCTAGTTGTGCTTCTTGAAAATATTGACACGCAAATTGAAATGACCGAACGGTCACGAGACGAAGACACTTCTAGGTATGCATCATTCGGAAACGATGGGATGACACTTCTTGGTCAAGCCAACGAATCATACGACGTGCGAATAAAAAAGATTTCTCGCTTTAGATTCCATGTTGAAAGACGACTCAATGAAGTCGCATCCATGATTGACACTGGCGAGGTCGCACAAAGCAGCGGCTGGGAGAGTGTTGAGTTTCTAAAACGGGGAATAATAAGACACCGAGCGATGCTCTACGAGTACGACATTGATGAAACAACAATTGACCGAGCACTCTGGGCACTCCTAGAGGATCGTTGGGAGTTTGACGACATCAAACCCTCGGATATTGCATGAAACGTGGCGAGCCACCTAAACGAAAAACACCACTAAAGCGTGGTGGTCCAATTCGCAAAAGAAGCAAGAAGATGGAAGAGAAGTACATTGACCGTCGAGCATTCGTGATAAAGATTCTTTCTGAGCGCCCGTACTGTGAAGCTTGCCCAAAATTTGCTGCCCACGATGGACTCAAAACCTACAACCGACACGGATCACGCGATGTCCATGAACTTATTCGGCGATCCCAAGGCGGGTCAATACTTGATGAAAACAATGTTCTTGCCGTGTGCAGAAAGTGTCACGACAGAATAGGCAGAGAGCCAGCCCTTGCCGTTGATCTTGGGTTGGCAAAATGGAGTTGGGATAAGTGAGCAAGATCGTCACTATGGGCATAGACCCATCCCTTACATCTACTGGCATTTCGGTTACTGGAATAACGGCGAGTATTCGGAAATCATCTCGTGGGGTTCAACGGTTGCTTGAGGCGCGGAATGATCTGCTGCATCTCGTCAACGAAAACTCTGTTGACTGCGCATCAATTGAACACTATTCCTATGCCTCACGAAATTCACAGGCACACTCAATAGGGGAACTTGGTGGAGTAATGAGACTTGCCCTCTATGAGGCTGGTGTGCCCTTCGTTGAGATACCTCCAACCTGTAGAGCAAAGTTCGCTACAGGAAAAGGGAATGCTGGAAAATCAGAAGTTGTTTCAGCAATATCTGTTCGCACTGGCATCGTCTGGGATGGTGGCGATGGCACAGACCGCTGTGATGCTTGGGTGCTAGAGGAAATGCTTCGATTCAAACTTGGACTCTCGGTAATTGATTGGCCGAAATCCCACACCGATGCCCTAGAAAAGGTAGATTGGTCACCACTAGAGAAACTTACGAAAGGAAATAATAAATGACTGCGATACACAGTATTAGAACATCGCCGATTAGTCAGGTTGAAATTGAGGAGCGAATTATCAAATTGCTTGATGACCTGGAGTACCATACCGAAGCCTTTGAATCTCTCGCCGAAGATGGTGCTAGAAAAGAATCTAGATTGAAAGGTGAATGGGCAAAGGAATACCTATCTGCCAAAGGCTCAATACGTGAACGAGAAGCTTGGGCAGATTACAAACTTGCCGATATGGATTTTGACTACAAGTGTGCAGAGGCACTAGTTAAAGCCAAGCGAGAAAAACTGCTTTCCCTGAGAACACAAGTGGATGCTCTGAGAACCCTCAATGCCAATGTTAGGGCTCAGGTATGAACGGGATCCATGAATCTTTAGTTTCCCTTTCCATACCAATTGGTAGTCTTGTTTCCCTAAAGGACAACCCTCGCCGTGGTGATGTTGATGCAATCGCAGCGTCATACAAGGAATTCGGACAAGTAAAGCCGATAGTCGTCGTACAAAACGATGATGGGAAGTACACGGTT